AAAGCCGCTGCGTGCCGCATTGAGCGCAATCGACAAACTACATCAGCGAGACCACAGAGGGTACAGAGATGTGTGGTGCGTTGAATGCTCCCGTTATTGGCCGTGCCCAACCGCACGCCTACTCCACCCCGAAGCAGGTGAGTCGTGAGCGGTGAGCAAACCCAACCGAACGCCGAAACCAAACTAGACCGATAGCAGCACAATGCAATAAAAGCAGGAAATATCTTGCAGTACATTGCTTGATTTTCCATAGGTAAGGACGACCAAAGATGAATGACCCTTTCTACCTTTTCAAAGACTTACCTGATTACCCAGGCAAGACCGCTCCACGTAATCGTAAGGCAGCTATCAAGCAGGTAGTAACCAACGACGATCTAAATGGGGCAAAGCATAAGGTTTACCGTATCAATGGTGTTGATCGTGTCTTTTATACCGTGGGTGAGTTGGCACGGGCGCTCAGTCGTAAACCGGTGACGGTTAGGATGTGGGAGCAGCGTGGGTGGATACCTAAGGTCAAGTACCGCACACGCCCACCGGCCAACGCTCAGTTGCCTGGAAAACCTTCCAAAGGTCGTAGACTTTACAGTGACGCTCAGGTACACTTCCTCGTCGCTGCTGTTGACAAGTATCGCCTGGATGACCCTCGTAAAGCCGATTGGGATGGCTTTCGTGGGCACGTCAAAGATAATTGGCCTGCAGACTAAACACATAACCACAAACACAAAAGTGAGGTGCCCTTTATGGGACGCTACGATGACGACATTGATGAAGTAGATAGCACGGAAGAAGCCCCTAAGCCCAGCATGGTGGAAGAGCTTGCCTCTACGGCACGCACCATCAGTCGTGGTTGGGCCGCTGTTGAAGAAACACGAACGGCTGATAGCCCGTTTGCCCAGCGGTTGAAGCTGAGTGAGGCTTCAGTTGTTGTGAAGTTCCTTGAGGACGAGCCATACGCCTCTTGGCGTCAGCACTGGGTTAAGCGCAACGGTCAGCAGTCTTTTACTTGCATTGCTGACTTTGACCCTAAGGGTTGCCCTTTGTGTGACATGGGGAATCGCCCGAACACGAAGTTTGCATTCAACGTCGTGCTGCTTGCCCCCAACTCTGCCCCTGTGCTTCGTTCATACGAAATCGGCCCACGGGCAATTGATCAGTTGAAGAACTTTCATGTTGACCCCCGCCAAGGGCCGCTCACAAAGCACTACTGGGCGATCAGCCGCACCGGTAAAGACACTACGTCGCTCACCAATCACCAACTCGTAAAAGAGCGTGACCTGGAAGAAGAGTGGTCGTTGGCTCCCGTAGATGAAGCAACGCTTAAGCGTATTAGCTCACAAGCGTACGGTCCTGAGATCATTGAGATTCCAAACCGTAAGTCGCTTCAGTCAATTGCCATTGAAGAATCTGGCGATTGATCTCTGTGGGTACTGGCAACGTGGGGGGCAGCGATGCCCCCCACATTGTTTTTACGGTCGAAGGCTTGCACGAGATCTTGGCTGCTGTTGATCAGGCCGGGGCTTTCTGTTTCGACGTGGAAACCCGTGGTGTCGTAGAGCGTCACCCTGATGTCATGGCACTCGTTGAAGAAGAGTGGCAAGAACATATCAAGACACTTGCTACCCAGAACGTGGATATTCAAAACCGTGCCCGTGACAACATAATGACTCGCTGGCGTAAGACACTTGCCCTTGACCCATTGCGTAACGAGGTCATCTGGCTTGGCATTGGGGTAGGTGCAAAATCATGGACTATCCCTCTGGGGCACCCCAATGGCAGCGTCATTGAACCTGCAGAACAAGGGGATGGTTCCACGGTGCCTCCACCGGGACACCGTAAGTTGTTAAAGAGTGGTAACGAGTCCTTAGCAAAGGCTAAGTACTTTAAGCCCGCTGTGTTCTCACCCCCACCGACGCAACTGTCGAAATCTGAGGTCTTCACAACGCTTAAACCGTTGTTCATGGGTGGTGCTCTTAAGATTGGCCACAACATCAAGTTCGATGTCAGGTCAGTTCGCAAGTACCTTGACGGTGACTTGCCAGAAGGCCCGTTCTTTGACACCATGCTTGCACAGCATGTGTTGAACGAGAATCTTTCGTCGTACTCTCTTGAGTCTTTGCTCGTTCATACCTTTGATGGGTTCAACCCATACTCGGTGGGTGGGAAGATTGGTGCCACTATCACGGAGGCACCCTTTCGACCGGCAGCAAGGTACCTGCATCTAGACGTTCGGTGGACATGGCTGCTGCACAACGTGTTAGCTAGGCGCTTGCAAGCTGATGAAGCGTTGTTGTCGTGCTTCACACAGGACATGGAGGTCTTGCGTGTCCTATGCGATATGGAAGACAACGGCATCCCGGTAAACCACCGGGCTATGAAGAAGCTGGGGAAGCAGCTAGACCTTAGGCTCTCTGACATCATGCTGGACATTTACCAGTACGCCCCTGTTGGGTTTAACCCTGCGAGCACAAAGCACAAGCAAGACTTGTTGTTTAGGACCAAGCGAGAGGGTGGCTTGGGCTTGAAGATGTCGAAGAAGACGAGCACTGGGCAACCATCTGTTGATGAGGAAACACTGCGCAAGCTGGAGGACAAACACCCTGTCATCCCGATGCTCTTGGAGTTCTCGGAAACTAAAAAGATGGTGTCAACTTATGTTGACGGTTTGATGCCTCAGCTTGTTAAAAGCCGGTTGCACCCGTCGTTTCACCTGCACCGCACTGTGACAGGTCGGCTGTCATCGTCGCAGCCAAACCTCCAGAACGTGCCCCGTGATAGTGATATCAGAAGTTTGTTCGTCGCCCCAGATGGGTATGACCTGCTCGTTGCTGACTACGATCAGATCGAACTACGTGTGATGTGCATGTTCAGCCACGACAAGCGCATGAGTGATTTCTTTCTTACTGGTGCAGACATTCACGCTGGTGCTGCTGCGTTGTGCTTGGGCAAATCACCAGAAGATGTAACCCCCGAAGAGCGCCAGCTAGGTAAGGGTGTTAACTTCCTTACCGCTTACGGTGGGGGCGCTAGCAAGTTGGCCCGTACGGCTGGCATAGATGAAGACCACGCCCAACACGTGATCGACCAGTATTACCGACAGTTCAATGGCATCACCCAGTGGAAGCAGCAAGTAACTGCGACGGGGCGTAGCTTGGGGTACGTGACAACACTCTCCGGTCGTCGTCGCCGCCTACCTGACCTCCGATCATCAGATCGTGGTTTACGCGCTCGGGCAGAGAGGCAAGCCGTTAACGCCGTCGTGCAAGGGTCAGCTTCTGACATCTGCAAGCAAGCGATGGTGCAATGTGGTCGGGTCTTCAAGGGTTCACCAGCGCAGATGCTGGTGCAAGTACATGACGAGCTAGTGATTGCCGTTCCCTCCGATGAGGTTTCCAGCTTTAAGCCCATCCTGATGGAGGCCATGGGGCATGGTACTGTTTACGATGGGATACCACTCAAGGTGTCCTGCCATTCAGCAGGTAGCTGGTCGGAGGCTAAGGGAAAATAATGCTAGATGCTATTGATAAGCGCAACTTCTTTTTATCCTTGTCTGCCGTTCACGGGCAGCACATCGCACACTACGCTGGGTTCTCTGTGCCATCAGAGGACGTTCAGAAGAGTGAAGTACTTGACATCATCAATAAGTGGTTGATATTGTCTGGGTCTGGTATCAACAGCCACATTAAACAATGCGTAGATTGGACTCTAGAGGTAGCTCAGGATTCAAGTAAGAACCCTGATGAAGCAGAGCAAACACGAGACGTATTTATTGCCTACAGCGCCGCATTGTTATCTCACCTTCTAGATAAGGGCTTAATCGAACTGGCTCCTAATCTAAGTATGCAAGAAGAATACACAACTGATTTCATCCGTGACATGTTCAGAATAGTTGTTGAGGATTCAGATGAGTAATGAAGACTGGTGGAGCCGCAGGCTACAGAATACTCAGCCTGCCCCACAGCAGCGTCAATCGTTGCCCGTTACGCCCCCTGTGTCACCACTGTCTGTTCAGGTGCCCAGACAACCCCAGCAGCCAGTACAGAATGGTAACCAGCGGCTGCTTGACCCACGGCGTGCCCCTAATGAACAAATACCAATGGGGGAAGCAATACATCTTTGGCAAGGTGGTGAAGCAACACGCCGTGAAGGTAACCTTTCCTGCCCATCATGCGGATCTCACCTGGTGTTTTCCCGAACTAAAGGCGGGATGGTTTCAGGCAACTCTCCAGCACCCCGTTGTTTTTCGTGTGGGTATAACGGTATGTACGACCAAGGCGAGCAGTCCTCCTGGGCTGTCTAACAAGGAGCACCATGAAAGAAGCCACACAAGAAACACTGCTTGACATCATCAACTCTATAAATAAGAAATACAAAGAGGAGATCGTTGTTCAAGGCAGTCGTGTGCACAAGGAGCTACCCCGTATCACCACCGGGGTACTTGCGTTTGATCTGATGCTTGGTGGTGGCTGGCCTATGAACCAGTGGTCTGAAATCATCGGCAATGAGTCGTCGGGAAAGACAGCCCTTGCTTACAAGACAATTGCAGCTAACCAAGCAAAAGACCCTGAGTGGCTTGCCATGTGGGTGGCTGCTGAAGAGTTTGTTCCTGACTACGCTGAAGCCATCGGTGTTGACCTTGATCGTCTTTGGGTGATAGAAACAAACATCATGGAAACCAGCTACGACTTGGTGCTTCGGGCCATGTACAACCGGGCAGTTGACTGCATCGTCATTGACTCACTTCCTGCGTTGGTGCCCACTGCAGAAGATGAAAAAGAGATGCATGAGATGACCATGGGCCTTGGCGCTCGCACCACTGGTAAGTTTCTGCGCAAGTCGTCCAAGTCTCAACGGCGTTCGTTGGTAGATGAAGATCGTGGCTGCACTGGGTTGATCATCAACCAGTGGCGAGAGAAGATTGGCGTAATGTACGGCGATCCTCGTACTACCCCTGGTGGTAAGGCTAAGAACTTCCACTACTTCGCTCGTGTGGAAGTGGCTCGTGATGAGTGGATTAAGGATAAGGACGAGATGATCGGTCAGACCATCCGTGCACGAACCCTAAAGAATAAGACGTACCGCCCACAGCAAACAGCACAAGTTGACTTTTACTTTGCGGATGTCCCAGGATTCCACAAAGGCGACTTTGACACCGTAAAAGATGTTGTTAACATCTGCATTGC